ATGTATACACGTATAGTGGAGGCAGATATCGCTGCATATTTTATACATATAGGAAGTACAGCAGATACAGGTGTTAAGGGAAGAACGTGGAGATATCCAACTGAGAAAAAAGCATTGAAAAACTATAACAGAGATTTATCGTATATGACAATAGGTGGTTCTAATGTTAAAACAACGTTATTATCTCCTGGCAGTTTAACTACTCCAAATGTGATTAAAAAACATCCAGATAGAAAACTGATTGATACTAGATATATTGCTGAAATTATTTTATGGTTGCTTTCTCAACCGGAATATGTTAATATAAATGAGATTAGTTTAGATCCAATTCAATTAGGAACATTTGCAAGAGAGAGGTAGATTACTTTTGCTGAAAATTAAAAATATTACTATTCGAAACTTTATGAGTGTCGGCAATGTAACACAAGCAATTGATTTAGAACGAGATTCACTATCACTGGTTTTAGGTAATAACCTAGACTTAGGAGGTGATGGTTCACGCAATGGCACAGGCAAAACCACACTAATTAATGCACTGTCTTATGGACTATATGGCAATGCATTAACAAATATTAAAAAGAACAATCTTATCAATAAGACAAACAGTAAAGGAATGCTTGTTACTGTTGACTTTGAATTCAATGGCAGCGATTATCGTATTGAACGTGGTCGCTCACCAAATGTATTCAGATTGAAACGAGATGGTATTGATCTAAATGAAGTAGAGGATGAGGCACAAGGCGAAATGCGCCAAACACAGGTAGAAGTAGATTCCATCATTGGCATTTCTCATTCTATGTTTAAACATATTGTTGCATTGAATACATACACAGATCCATTCTTATCGCTGAGAGCAGGTGATCAAAGAGAAATTATTGAAGAATTATTAGGTATTACAGAACTATCACGTAAGGCAGATATTCTTAAAGATAATATTAAGACAACAAAAGAAAAGATCAAAGACGAAGAATATCGTCTCAAATCTATTGAAGATGCAAATGGACGTATTCTAAAATCTATTAAAGATATTGAAAGGCGCCAACGAGTATGGACAGAAAAGCATAAAAGCGAAATTAATGATCTTGAAAGTGGATTAAATTCACTATCACATATTAATATTGATGAAGAAATTAAAAATCATACGCTAACTTTAGAATACAATGAAAAGAAAAATCGTTTAGATGAAGCAGTACGCTGGATCAACAATCTTAATACTGATGATGCAAAGCAAGAAAAAGTTATTGCTAAACTAAAAAACGAAATCAAGTTACTAAAAGAACATACTTGTTATGCTTGTGGCCAAGAAATGCATGATGATAAGCAAGAAAGTATTCTTGCGGCAAAAGAAGATCAAAAGCAAGAAGCCACTGAGCAATTACTTATAAATAACACACAGTTACAGAAACATGAAACTGTTGTTGCAGAAATTGGCGAACTTGGTACTAAGCCTGTAGTTTTTTATAAAACCGTAAATGATGCATACGAACATCAAAACTCAGTTAGATTACTTGAAGAACAAATTGAACAAAAGAAACTTTTGGAAGATCCATACGAAGACCAAATCAATGAAATGAGAGATAGTGCACTTGAAGAATTGGACTACACAAATATGAACACATTGGTTTCATATCGTGAACACCAAGAATTTCTTATGAAATTATTAACAAATAAAGATAGTTTTATTCGTAAAAAGATTATCGACCAGAATTTAAGTTTTCTAAATACAAGACTACAAACATATTTGGACAAGTTAGGACTTCCACACGAAGTTCGGTTCCAAAGTGATCTAACTGTAGAGATAACAGAATTAGGCAGAGATTTAGATTTTGATAATTTATCACGAGGAGAGCGTAATAGACTTATTCTAGGCTTATCATGGGCATTCCGTGATATATTTGAATCACTGTATAGCACTATCAATGTATTATTCATTGATGAACTTATAGACAGTGGAATGGACACCAATGGTGTTGAAGCGTCACTTGCAGTTCTTAAAAAGATGGTCAGAGAAAGTGGGCGTTCATTATTCTTAGTATCGCATCGCGATGAACTAGTAGGACGTGTAAGTGATGTATTAAATGTAGTAAAAGAAAATGGGTTCACTACATTTTCACAAGAAACAGAAACACTAGAACCCGGTGTTGAACTAGATACCGTCATATAGGAGAAAATAATGACAAATCATGATCAAATTTTAGAGCAACTTGAAGTATATGTAAAAGAACATACTGCATTCGAAGAAAAGGGTGTTAAAGCAGCGGCTGCACGTGCCAGAAAAGCACTTGGTGAAATTGGTAAACTAACCAAATCTCGCCGGGCAGAAATTCAAGAAAAGAAAAATAATATGTAAAAAATTATTGACATCTTAATAAGTATATGATATACTTAACTCATACATAAAAAGATAGATTGTTACCCTCTCAACTCTCATTACAACTACTTTTTATGATATTCTCTGTATATCAGAGAGATAAAACCCAGTACTTAGTACTGGGTTTTTATTTGACAATTTTTACATATTATGTTATGATAAATATTATAATAATAAAACTAATAGAGGAAAAATTATGAGTATTACACGACAAACTACCGAAAAGTCAACAAAAGATCGCAATGATGCTGAGATTGCATTTAAAGAATTTTTGAAAAATGGTGGAAAAGTTGAAACTATTCCCGAAGGATTAGGCACGGATGCTGCAGATATGAAATATAAATTTAGAAAACCTCCAAAAAGAAAAGTTCCAAAAGAAGACTAATGGAATTCATACTTAAATCAATAATTGGTGGTATTATTATCGCCAGTGTAGTCACTGTTGCTCAACGTGGAAATCCTACGTTGGGCGCTTTGATTCTAGGTATACCATTAACTAGTGTAGTTAGTATACTCTTTATGTACTATTCTGGAGTTGATATTGCTGTATTCTCACAATTAGCAAAAGAGACAATTATATTTGTCTTAGTGAGTTTAGTATTCTTTCCGTTGTTTGTACTTTTGGTTAAAAATATTGCATTCTTACCTGCGCTATCTATAAGCTTATTTTTAACTATGACTTGTTTATATATTTTAAAGATTTATCTAGAAAGTTAATAAAAAGAATTTTTGTCAAATCCATTGACACACGCATCTTTAATCTTATCTGTATTCTTTTGCCAAAATGGATCCCACGCAGCAAAAATCCATTTACCATGCTTTACACTTTCATATATCGTATAATTGGTTGTTGTAAATCCTGCTTGATACATGTATTCTGGATAGCACACGAATTGACCTTTACGTGTAATTTTAATGAACATGATATTAACATCGTTATCTTCAGAAACGTCAAGACATTGGTCAATCCATTCTTCTAAGATCGGTATATGTTTATCCATAAAAAAGTGGTGAAATGTAAAGTCTGCGTAATTTTTACACTCACAATTGAAGTACTTCCAATTATCAGGTGGAATAATATCTCCTTTAAAACTACGAACTTGGCCTTCGCTTAAATGTTGTGCACGGTGGAAGTTACTTCCACCTATGTATGCACCGCTATTAGGGACACGTACAAAGCTTTCACCATATTTCTCACTTAGAAATTTAGCTACATCACGTTCATAACTACTTCCTTTTGTTTTACTTTTACTTGCCATGTGTATCCATTTCTATACAATTATTTTACTATCTATTTTATTATAGTGTAGATATGTAGTTATCTTTAAAGGTCTAAAGACCTAATACTTTCGTTAATTTCATTCGTTTCACTCATTCAATTAACTCAGTATTTGTTTTTTTAAACAATTAATAGTAAAATATTATTAATAATATAATATTATAATATATTCTGTCCTGTGAAGTGCCCACAATTGCCCTGTTGCCAGGACAATTGTAAAAATTTTTGTACAGATAATATCTGTCCATCGTTTGTACCTAATGTGTTCGAACTAGCTGCCAGATACAGCGGGGTCGGTTGACGATCCCCCCATCAGTCGATATTGCTCCTTTCGGATCAACGGCACCTCATAATTTATACACATTAAAAATTGAATTATGAAGTCGATAGTGCTATAATAGCCTATCATCGGTTTGTGCAAAATGCACGTGTGCAAAATGCACATAATACTGGTCATCCAAAACCTTTAGAGTTGAGGATGTTGTGTACTATGAATATTTGTATGTGTGGTTAACGAGAAGATTGTAGGAATTCATCCCCACTAGTCCAACGGCAACAGTATCTTTAAATACTGGCAGATTCAATCCCGGATTGGCAACCCAATCAACAGTTCCACTATGCTATGCTGTATGTTAGTCATTATAATTTTCCATTATTAGATTTATATTAGATTTATATTAGATTTATATTAGCATTGTGTTATTAATATTGAGTATACACTATTTTTAACACAATATCAAGTGTTAAATTTTTTAATTTTTATAGTATTGGCACTCCTGCTTGTTTACTAAGTTCGAAATTGCTTTCAACGATTGAAGTAATGTGAGATATATGATTCGCTTCCATATCATATAATTCTGTTATGCTTACTCCTCCTCTCATATACCAAGTTAACTTTAACATATCTTTATGAAACTTGTCAAGCTCTTTTTCGTATTTTTCTGATTTTTCTATAATTTCTTGCTGACTCGCTGATACTAGCCAGCTTCTAAAAAATTTACAGGATTAATCTCCAGATAGACTTCATCTATACTATCGCAACCTTCACATTTGAATTGCATTTTGTTTATGTCTTTGGGTTTTGCAGCGATTTGTTCAATTGCTTTATTCAATTCGTGTACTACGGTTGTCGGTACATTTTGTAGAAACTCGGATATCATCATAGTATCTGTTACTATAGCATCCGGTGATTCGATTCTACTAATGGCATTTGCAAGCATATCAACATTAAAAGTTGCAATTTTTTTAAAACTGGTATAAAATTTACTTGCAATATCCATGTCTGGAGTATCATCATCTACGTTTTGTAAATTTTGTATGATTTTTTTCTGTTCTAAATCTATTAGAGCCATACGTGTTACATTTTCTAACGTTGGTGGTCTAACATGAATATTAACATCTTCAAACAGAATGGGATCTATGTGGTCTATACTAGGAAAACGATTGAGTATTTCATTAACATTTATTTTGTATTCTGAGATTTCTTTGCAGTTTTCACAAGTATGCTCATGTGTCAGATCATTTCCGTATGTAGCATATTGAATTGCCAAGAATAATGCTTCTATATCAATATTACATAATTTCATAGGATCGCCAACCGTCGGCACACAACTTTCGATAACACTTCTGATTGCTTCTCCATTAAGTAATGCTTCTGGATTTCTTAGTGAAATTTCATCAATTGCAGACATTGCACTAACCCCTACTTCGTCGAGTAATGTCGTTTTTAATTCTGGATTAAATATACCACCAGTTGGTAATGTAACATATATCTTTGGCTTTCTAAAATATTTATTTAATGGATTTTCTTGATTCATTGTATTTCCTTTACTGATGATAAATACACTTGATAACTTATTTATTATAATAGTATTTAACACTATTATTATATGCTAATATAACTAAAAAAGAGAGAAAGTTTATGGCAGAAGATGTATATATTGCAGGTTTGGGGCCTGGTGTACCAGAGTGGAGCAACGAAGCAACACAGCAGCAGGTATTAAATGCTCTAAATTCTGGATTTAGTAGTAATGTCCAAGTTAACAGACAAATAATGACTATTCTATCCAATATATCAAGAGACGAATCCGAATCATCGGATAAACTTGCTGCGATATTGAACGGCATAAAAAAAACTGAGGGTGCAATAAAAAAAGGTAATGCAACTGATGTAAGTAATTCCAACACAAATAAAAAACAAACTGGATTTCTTGCATCACTAACTAATTTGTTTAGTGAATCAAATAGAACTGCTAAAAGACAATTAGATGTTACCAAGCGCATAGCAGAGTATGAAAAGCAAGGATTGACAACTTCCGAAGCAAATTTACGTGCTAACATTGAATCTTCTGCAAACCAGGCTGGTTCTTTGTGGGGCGATGCTAAAAAAGTGCTCGGCGGTATTATGGCGGCGGTGGGCGCTGTTTCAACTGCAAATTCTAAAACAATTGAAGGCTCCACAAATAGGTTTAATCTAGCACAAGGAATGAGACAATCGGGTTTACTGGCAGGTATGGATGCCGCAGGAGCAGGCTTATTAGGATTATCAAAAACCATATCACGTTCTAATTTTACTTTTGGCGAAGCAGACAAGTTTACAAAACAATTTTCTCAAGCCGTTGGTGTTAAAGGTGTACAGGCATCGATGCAGTTTGCTAATACTTTGGCAAAATCAGGAGAAGGCAATTCTGACATGATGCAACGCTTTGGTATGGAGTTTAGTGAGGTTGTTGAAATTGCAGGAACATATATGGAATCAGTACGTTCGATTGGACAATTAGATAAATTGTCAGACAATCAGATGCGTATGGGCATGGATAATTTTATGGACACTGTGGTTTCCACTTCAAATGTTATGAAAATAAATCTGCAAGATGCTGCTAATATGATTGCTGAAACGTTAAAACAAGACCAATTTGCATCGCAACTAGCACTAATGGAACCTGAAATGCGAAAAAACGTTGAAGCAATGGTTGGTCGCTTTGGTGGTGAGGGGACTATATTGGGTTCAGGTATTGCAACTGCTATGGCCGCTGGTAGCACACAGGACTTTTTACAGACAGATGTTGCACAGCAGTTACAAGGTGACGTAATTGGTCAAAAACTTTTGCCCCTTATAACACAAATGGCAGAGACTGCTAGAACACAAGGACCAGACGCTGCAAATGCATTATATGCAACCATGGGACCACAATTTGAGTCGATAATACAATTTGCAAGAGAAAATAAAGCATTGGTAAATTTAGATGAAGGCATGGCACGCGCTCTCATTACGCAATTAGCAGCAATGGGACAGACAATTGCGGCCGCTGACGACGGTGCAGTAGAAACATCGACCGAAGATAAAGCAATAGTTTCCTTGATTGAAGCACAAAGATTTGCTACAATTGCCAAAGAAGCAACTGAGACACTAGTGTTGAGTGCCACTGATTTAGGTACAACATTGAATCAGTTCGTAGAATCATCATTGATATTAACACGTGAAACTGCAACGTTAGCTGCAGCGACATCTTCATTAGTTGGTGGTGTTCGAAAATTTGAATTGAGTATGGGTATAGTAGCGAATATGACAGCGGCTGGAGCAGCTCAAGTCGCTCAAACGCAGGTACCCACAAATGCAGGCGTAGCCGCTGAAGAAGGCATGAACATGGCTGATTTGGAAAAACTTAGGCAACAAGCCGTAGTGAATAGAGGTGGAAAAGTTTCCGCTACAAGCGAACGTAAACTGGAACAATTAGAAGCGGTACAGAGAGTAATTGATCTAGCGGATACTGATATGACCACGGCGATGTCAGTAATGAATGAACAAATAATATCTGCAACAGATCCGCAAAAAATGGCAGCGGCGATGAAAGAAGCTTTGGCCGACAAGATGAAAGATGATTATTTACTTCTACCTAAATGGTTTAATAGTGATGAAACAAAACTACATAATGAAGGAATTGATGTATTAATACAAAGTATCAAAGACCTAGTGAATCAATTGAACTAATAAAAACGTAATAAATTAATATTATATTGACAAATGTTAAATAATATGTTAGTATAAGACTTATAGGAATTAAAGATGGCAACTTGGAAAAAATATTTTAAAACGTATGATGGTTTACCGCAGCGGTCACCGAGTACAAACACTGATAATGGAAGTGAAGCTTCCAACAAACGTTATAGTAGTTGGTTGCCTGAAGTTTATCAAGGACAGCCCAATCGTGTACAGCGATATGGTCAATACGATCAAATGGATTTAGATAGTGAGGTTAATGCTGCACTTGATGTTATTGCGGAATTTTCCACACTAAGAGATGAACAAAATAATATTCCTTTTGAAATAAATTTTAGTAGTGAACCTACTGAAAGTGAAAGTGATGTTATTAGTCGTACACTTAAACAATGGGTAAGTCTTAATAAATTAAACAAACGTATATTCCGTATATTTCGAAATGCTATCAAATATGGTGATCAAATGTTTGTCAGAGATCCAGAAACATATAAATTATATTGGGTTGATCCTGCAAAAGTTGATAAAGTAATTGTAAACGAAGGCAAAGGCAAGAAGATAGAAGCATACTATATTAAAGATATGGATATCAATATTGAAAGTATGAATGTTACAGCAGACCAAAGTAAATTAACAAATCATGGTGTAGGTTCAATGGGTGCACCATCATTGAATGGCAACGCAATGCAGGGGTATAATAGCGGTGCAGGTGCCAAGTTTGCAAATGAACAGAAATCCACACCTGTGGATGCCAATCATGTAATTCATATTTCACTGAATGAGGGTGTTGATGGTTTTTGGCCGTTTGGTAACTCTATTTTGGAGCCTATCTTTAAAGTTTACAAGCAAAAAGAATTATTAGAAGATGCTATTCTTATCTATCGTGTACAACGTGCACCAGAACGCCGTGTATTTTATATTGATGTTGGATCTATGCCAACACATAAGGCCCGTGCGCACTTAGAACGTATTAAAGGCGAAATTCATCAAAGACGTATACCATCCAAAACTGGAGGCGGACAGACAGTAACTGATAGTGCATATAATCCTTTGTCAATAATGGAAGATTATTTCTTTGCACAAACTGCGGAAGGCCGTGGATCCAAAGTTGAAACTCTTCCTGGTGGAGAAAACTTAGGACAGATTGATGATTTGAAATATTTCAATGATAAGTTAATGCGTGGATTGCGTGTACCTACATCATATCTTGGTCAAGGCGGGGATAGTGGAATTTACAATGATGGCCGTGTTGGTACTGCAATGATTGAAGAATTTAGATTTACTAAGTTCTGTGAGCGTATACAATCATTAATTGTTGATGAATTTGACAGAGAATTTAAGATGTTTTTAAAGCATCGCGGAGTTCAAGTTGAAAGTTCACTATTTGATATTAAATTCAATGATCCACAAAACTTTGGTAAGTTCCGCCAGTCTGAAGTTGATGCGGTTGCAATGAATGTATTTTCCAGCATCGAAGGTGCTGATTACATTAGTAAGAGATTTGCACTTGAGCGTTTCTTGGGATTATCCAAAGATGAAATTCTAGAAAATGAGCGTATGTGGCGTGAAGAAAATGATATCTCTGCGAACAATGAAGCAACGTTTGGCATGAAAGATATTGGTTCTGTCCCATCAGATTCTGATTTCGGTGGCGGTGATTTCGATTTTGATGAAACAGATACTGATGACGTAGAAGATGGCTCAGTTATTGATGGTTCAGAAAATTCAGAAACTGATCAGGAAGTATAAATACTAGTATGAGATATTCGGAATTAAAAGAAAATTATGATCCTACTGAAGATAAATCGGTAGTTGCAAGTTTAGACGATACCAGAAAGGTTCGTTTAACTTTGCGACATCTATCTAAACTTAGAAAAATACGTGATTATCGTAATTATGAAAAAAGTTTAAAGAGCGAACAGTTAAAAACACAATATGGTGGTTCATCGGATTCATCTGATACGAAGATGTAAAATATATTTAAATTTTAATTATATTGTATGTTTTAACTATATTAAGTGGACTAAATATCTCTACGACTAAAAAACAGCTAAAATAGCTGTTTTTTTGCTATTTCCCAATAAATTAAAAATTTACTTATAAATACTTTTGAAACAAGAGTGTTTCTACAACCTTGCCACTATTATTTTGGCGTGGCTTTAACTTTAGATAAGGAGACATAATATGTCAAGAAGCAAACTAGAACAGGTACTAGAACTTCTTATCAACGAAGAACGTGCAGCAGCAGAAGAGCTACTACATGATTTTATCGTAGAGAACGCTCGTCAAATCCACGAGGAACTTTTGAACGAAAGTGATGAAGTTGTAGAAGAAGACCTTGAGGATCTAGATGAGTCAGAAGAAGAACTAGAAGAAGGTGAACTTTCACTGGAATCAGATGATGATGATACTACAGAATTAGAAGCGGATGCAGAAGAAATCGAATCAGAAGAATTTTATGACGAAGATGAGATGGAAGATGATGAAGCATTAGATGACCTAGAAATGGGTGATATGGATGACGATTCAGAAGATGATGTTGAAGCACGTGTAGATGATCTAGAATCAGCATTAGCAGAACTAGAAGCCGAATTTGAAAAAATTATGGCAGGTGACGATGAAGATGAAATGGACATGGAAGATGACGCAGAAGATGATGCAGAAGATGAAATGGATATGGACGAATCAATCGCTCTAGAACTAGAAGAATCAGACGATGAAGACTTAGAAGAGTCAGCAGACGATGAAGAGTTGAATGAATATGTAACACCGGTATCAGCATCAGAAGGTGATGATGGCGATAATGTAGCATCAACCGTCAATGCAAACGCAAAGCGTCCAGGCGATGATTCAAATGCAGCACCAGTAAAAACAAATGATGGCAACACATCAGGCGGTACAGGTGAAGCAGCAAAAGATATGAATACAGGCAACGTTAATGTGTCAGGTAATAAATCTGCACCGGCAATGAAACCTGCAAAGTAATCCACAGAGATCAGGAGAAATACAATGACAATACTTATTGAAACACTATCTCATAATCAAGCGGGCGTACAATCACGTATCGTTGAAAATGAAAATGGTGAAAAGAGTATGTTCATGGAAGGTATTTTCGTCCAAGGCGGCGTTAAAAATGCTAACCAACGTGTATATCCAGTTTCTGAAATCTCAAGAGCAGTGGAAAGTGTACAGAAGAAAATTTCTGAAGGCTTTCCAGTTCTTGGAGAATGTGACCACCCGCCAGAGTTAACAGTAAATGTTGACCGTGTATCTCATATGATTGAGAACATGTGGATGGATGGTCCCAACGGCTATGGCAAATTGAAAATTGTTCCTACACCCATGGGTAACATCATTAGAACATTAATCGAATCAGGCGCTACATTAGGTGTCTCATCAAGAGGTTCTGGTGAAGTTGATAACAGTGGAAACGTGAAAAACTTCGAAATTGTCACAGTAGATATCGTAGCGCAACCGAGTGCACCTGAAGCGTACCCGAAAGCGATCTACGAGGGATTGATGAACATGAAAGGCGGTTACCAAGCTTGGAAACTTGCACAACATGCACACAGTGATAAGGCTGCACAACAGCACTTATCAGAACAAATAGTTAAATTCATTCGTGAATTAAAACTTTAACAGGAGAAGCAACAATGGCAAACGAAATCCTTGCTAACCTTCTAGAGTCCGGCGCACTATCCGAAGAGGCTGGTGCTGCTATCACAGAGGCTATGGAAGCAAAACTAAATGAAGCAAGAGAGGAAATTACAGCCGAGTTGCGTGAAGAATTCGCACAGAAATTCGAACACGATAAAGGTGTTATCGTTGAAGCTATGGATAATATGTTGGAAACAGCAATCCGTGCTGAGATGGAAGAATTCAAAACTGATCGCGAATCTCTAATCGCAGAACGAGTTGCGTATAAGAAAGCAATTTCTGAACACGCTAAAATCCTTGAAAAATTCATTACTTCTCAACTTGCAACCGAAGTCAAAGAACTACGTGACGACCGTGTGAAAGTAGCAGAGAACTTAGATAAAACTAAGCAATTCGTTACAAAACAATTAGCACGTGAACTTGCAGAGTTCCATAATGATAAACGTGAATTAGTAGAAACTAAAGTACGTATGGTAGCAGAAGGCAAAGAACTACTTTTGAAAACAAAAGAGTCTTTTGTTAAACGTTCAGCAGAGTTAGTAGAAAGTACAATTTCTAACGCTCTACGTTCAGAATTAACTGCACTTAAAGAGGACATCACAGCAGCCAAAGAAAATGAATTTGGTCGCAAGTTGTTCGAAGCATTTGCAGGTGAATTTATGTCTTCGCAATTAAATGAAGGCACTGAAGTCGCAAAAATGAACGGCAAACTAAACGAATCTGCGCAAAAAGTTGCAGAACTAGAAGAAATGATTGCTGATAAAGAAGCAGCCATTACTGAAGCATCACGCAAGCAGCGTGTAATGGAAGATCGCATGTCTCGTAAAACCGAGATGGACTCTCTATTATCACCACTAGCAGGCGAGAAACGCAGAGTAATGTCTGATTTATTAGAATCAGTAAAAACTTCAAAATTAAAGGCTGCTTTTAAGAAATATCTACCAGCAGTTTTAAATGAAAATGTTACTGCGAGAGCAGAAACAAAAACAACCCTAACTGAAAGCAAAGTTACAGAACATACTGGTGACCGCGAAGTATCTGTTGATACATCCAGATCATCAAGTGACGATGCTAATATTGTTGTGCTAAAGAAATTAGCAGGACTATAAACACTTATTACAGGAGATAAAAAGATGGAAAATCTTTTTGAAGGTAACAACTGGGATACAACACGTGAAGCACTTCTAGAAGGTCTAGAAGGAACAAAACGCGATGTAATGTCATCAGTACTAGAAAATACAAAAGTTGCTCTTAACGAGTCAGCAACAGCAGGCGCAACACAGTCAGGTAACATTGCGACACTAAACAAAGTGATCCTACCAGTTATCCGTCGCGTTATGCCAACAGTTATTGCAAACGAAATCATCGGCGTTCAGCCAATGACAGGTCCAGTAGGTCAAATCCACACGCTACGTGTTCGTTATTCAGACACAGCAGCAGGCGTAACAGCCGGTGCGGAAGCTCTATCACCATTTGATATTGCTAAGAACTACTCAGGTGACGCAAATGGCGCACCAGCAGCAACAGCATCAATGGAAGGTACTGCGGGTAACCGTATGTCAATCCAAGTCCTAAAGCAGACAGTAGAAGCAAAAACACGCAAACTATCAGCACGTTGGACATTCGAAGCGGCACAAGACGCAAACGCAATGCACGGTCTAGACATCGAAGCAGAAATCATGGCAGCACTTGCTATGGAAATCACTGCTGAAATCGACCAAGAAGTTCTAGGTTCACTAGAAAATCTAGCGACACAAGGCGCATCATTTGACATGTCACAGACATTCACTGGTACACCAACATTCGTAGGTGACAAGCATGCAGTTCTAGCAACGCTAATCAACCAGCAGGCTAACCTAGTAGCACAGCGCACTCGTCGCGGTGCAGCAAACTGGGCAGTTGTTTCACCGTCAGCACTAACAGTACTACAGTCAGCAACTACATCAGCATTTGCACGTACAACAGAAGGCACATTCGAAGCACCAACAAATACAAAATTCGTTGGTACTCTAAATGGCACAATGCGTATCTATGTAAACACATATGCAGCAGACGATGCACCAGTACTTCTAGGCTACAAAGGTCAAGGCGAAATCGATGCAGCAGCATTCTATTGCCCATATGTACCTCTAATGTCATCAGGCGTTGTTGTTGATCCAGCATCATTCGAGCCAGTAGTATCATTCATGACACGCTACGGTTACGTTGAGCTAACAAACACAGCATCATCACTAGGCAACGCAGCAGATTACGTTTCAAAAATCGCTGTATCAAACCTAGCATTCGTATAAGTTTTACTTAAACGACTAAAATAATTAGACCCGGGAGATTCTCCCGGGTTTTTTGGTGTCTGTATTATGTATATATTATATAACTGATAAATACAATTATATAAAACATTGTATTAGGAAGTAAAGATGGCAGAACAAATTAAATTTGGCGACAGACTGTTTTTGAGTGGTGAAAGAGTTATTGCACAAGAAGATGTGCAAATCAATAGAGATTTAAAAGTTAATAGAGATGTAGTAATTCAAGGCAATCTAGATGTTAACGGAACAGTAACTACAATTGATACAACTGACTTATTCATAGCAGATCCTATTGTAGGTATGAATTATGATCATACCGGTGTTCCTACAGAAGATGTAGGATTTGAAATATATCGTGGCGATGAAGATAATGTATTTTATGTTTGGGATGAAACTATCGATAGTTGGAGTACACGTGGCACTGATTTAGTTGTACGAAATTTTCATGCAACCGGTGATACTCTTATTAATGGCACATTACATGTTGATGGACAGTCAACATTGGCAAGTGTCAATGTAGAAGATTTAACTGATAATAGAATTGTTATTGTTGGTGTCGATGGCGAGATAGAAGATGATGCAAATTTTACATTTGATGCAACCGAATTTAATATAGGACAAGGTAGCTTTACTGTACAGCAGTCTAGTGGAAATACACAAATACTAGGAACATTGGATGTTGACAGCCAATCAACATTAGCAAGTGTTAATGTAGAAGATTTAACTGATAATAGAATTGTTATTGTTGGCGTTGATGGCGAATTAGAAGATGATGCCAACTTTACTATGGACGCAAGCACATTTAACATCGGCCAGGGTAATTTTACAGTAGATGTTGCGACTGGTAATATGTATACATCGGGAGACTTTGATGTAGATGGTCAATCTTCTATGGCATCTGCTAATGTAGAAGATTTAACAGACAATAGAATTGTTATTGCTGGAATAAATGGCGAATTAGAAGATGATGCTAATTTTACATTTAATGGCACTACATTTGATATAGGGCAAGGCAACTTCACTGTAGTACAGAGTAGTGGCACTACGCAAATAGCAGGTAGTACTGATATTGATGGTCAACTAACAGCAGCAAGTACAAACATCGAAGATTTAACAGACAATAGAATTGTTATTGCTGGAATAAATGGTGAATTAGAAGATGATGTTAATTTTACATTTGATAGCACTACATTTGATATAGGCCAAGGCAACTTTACTGTAGATGTTTCTTCTGGAATTACGACTATCCAAGATTATACTAGTATAATTAGTACTAATGCGTTGAGATTGCCAGTTGGTACTAGTGCACAGAGACCAGGAGAAGTTGGAGTTCCTATAGCAGTTGCACAAGGACAAATTAGATACAATACTGGAGATCAAACATTTGAAGGATATGACGGAAATAATTGGGGAAGTCTAGGTGGTGTTAAAGACGTTGACCAAAATACTTACATTATTCCAGAAACATCGCCTGGCGCTGACAATAATCAATTAGATTTTTTCACTGAAGCAGTACATCGGCTGCGTATAGATGTTAATGGTGATATATTAATAGGTGAAAATTTAGATAAGTTCACAATTGATTATCTTACTGGTGATACTATAACGTTGGGCGATCTTACTGTAGCACAGAACACAACTATCAATGGCAATTTAACTGTAAATGGTACAACTACAACTGTGGACACAGAAACTATATTATTGGCAGATAATATTATTACTTTAAATAGTAACTACACTGGTTCAATTCCATCTGAGAATTCTGGAATCGAGATAAATCGAGGATCTTTGTTTACTCCTGCGATTAGATGGAACGAAACTAGTGATATATGGGAATTCACAAACGATGAATCAAACTATCGTCCTATACCTTACACAACTAATGACTTAACTGAGGGCACAAATAATCTTTACTTTACTACGCAGCGGGCAAGAGACTCTATAGCTATTGGCGCAGACAGTTCGGAATTAGAATGGGATGCATCAACTGGACTGTTAACATTTGTTGGTGCTACTGTTATTCTTTCTGACACTGCTCCGACATCGCCTGCTCCAAAAGAAGGAGATATATGGTTTGATACTTTGAACACTGGCAGAGCGTATGTATATGCTGGACCAGTGGAAGCCTGGATAGACTTATCACCCGGAGTCGTTGGTCCAGACGGATTAAGTGCTTATCAAGTTGCAATTACAGAAGGATTTAATGGAACACTAACTGAATGGTTAGATTCATTACAAGGTATACAAGGTATACAAGGTATACAAGGACTAAAGGGCGATACCGGCGATCAAGGACCTCAAGGCCCACAAGGGGAAACAGGTTCAACCGGTGCAGATAGTACTGTCGCCGGTCCACAAGGGCCACAAGGGCCACAAGGGCCACAAGGTATACAAGGACCAAAGGGCGATACTGGTGAGACGGGTCCAGCCGGTTCTTCTGGCGGTAGTACAACATACGGTGCCGTTGGGTCTTATGCAATAGCCGTATACCAAGTGCTAAACTCGGTCTTAATGGGTGGTGACACAGTAGCAGGCTCGACCTTGAAGTATAACTTTGATAACAACGCTACGTTCCCAACAGCGTGGCCTATACAACCGAATTCTAATCCTAGCGCCTCAGTTTCGTCAGGCTTTTCTGGGACTTGGCGTTTGATGTCGGGGCGACTTAGCACCTATCCCGACCACACACTATACATTACGGCTCTTTGGGTAAGGATTTCTTAAAATGAATATTACAATAACACAAGTCCGCAATGCGGCATCACTACAAGCGGATAACCTTCGCATGGACGTAGAGATTAACCATCCACAGTACGGCTGGATACTCTACACAATAGACCCTTCCGACACTGACATGACTATCGACAACGATGCAGTCATGGCTTTGATCGGTGATGACTTCGCAGCATATGTTCCGCCCACACAGGCAGAGTTAGATACAGCCGCAGCCGCACAGGTTCGTGCAGAGCGTGACAGTATTTTAGCCAGAGTAGTTGATCCTATCGCGTCTAATGCTTTACGCTGGGCTGATATGACAACTGAGCAGCAAAATGCGTGGTCACAGTACCGCACGGATTTGCTTAATGTACCACAACAGAATGGCTTTCCATATGATATTGTGTGGCCCATCAAACCAGAATAATATAAATTAATTTAACGGATAATCAACATGTTGATAATATACCGCTAGTAACAAGGATAACAAGGATATAATCATGGCTAATAATTCAATGAATTTTCCAAAAAATGCTGCACAAAATGCAAAACATCAAAAATATGGATATGAATATACATACGATAATGTGAATGATAGATGGATAGCAGAAGAGCATCCAATGATAATAAGAGATGATGCAAGAATATTACCCAAAGATTTTGAACCTGTTATTAGAGATAATGGTGAAGCATTACAAAATGGCGATACATATTATAATATAACAACCGATACTACATTTACCTGGGATGAAGATGCTGGATATTGGAGAAGAACATCCGCTGGTGTTGTGATATCAGATACAATGCCAGTTGATTTATATGACGGACTTTTATGGCAAGATACTGTTGGCGGCGGTACATTTATATATAATCAAGTTGGCGATACGTGGATCGAAGCAGGTGGCTCAGGTGGTGTTGCTACATTTGATTCATTGGCAAATAAACCAACAACTATTGCTGGATATGGTATCACTGATGCGTTCGATGGAGCATACTCAAGTCTTTCTGGAAAACCAACTATTCCAACGAAGGTAAGTGAACTATCAAACGATGCAGGATATATTACATCTGAAACAGATAGTCAAACATTGTCATTAGATGGATCTCAATTATCTATTAGTAGTGGTAATACCGTTAACTTAGGTATTCCAACGAATGTAAGTGACCTAACAAACGATACAGGATATATTACATCAACAGTAGCAGATTCTATGGCAATAACAGGAAATCTTGGAATTGGAATTGATCCTGCAGTTGAAAAATTACATGTTAATGGTAATATTGTTGCAACTGGTGATATAACTGCATTCTATTCTGATGAAAGATTGAAAGATTTTGACGGCAAAATAGATGATGCATTGGACAAATTAGATAAAATTAACGGATATTACTATAAAGGAAATGATATAGCGGCTGAATTTGGATATAACACAGATGAAAGACAAGTAGGCGTTAGTGCACAGGAAGTAGAAGCAATACTTCCAGAAGTGGTTAAAACT